AAAAAAAAAAAAAAATAAAGAGGAGAATCACGATGACAAAGATAGAGGATTACTTGATAAATAAGGGAATAAGAGCTCAATACACGGGCTTTGACTGCCTTGTAGAGGCAATTAAGCTAGTTCAGAAAGACAGAACATATAAAAATAGTATTACTAAAAGACTTTACCCTGACGTAGCAAAAACTCTTAATGAAACAGCTAGCAAGGTAGAACGTGCAATCAGACACGCTATATCTAAATCAAAAGTTCTTTATATGACTAATGGCGAGTTTATTTCAAGAGCTGCCTTAGAGCTTAAAGCTAGCTAGGAGGTGTTATGGCTAAGAGTGATAAAGAATATATCAAACAGCTTGAAGATGAGCTAAAACAGACCAAAATCGAGCTAAAAACATACAAGTCTGAATATAAGCTTGCAATAGCTGCCAACAGGCAGCTTGCAGCTAATCAAGCTAAGACCTGTATTAACTGTCAAGAGGTGGCGGAGGGCGACGTAATGTGCACCAAATGCCACGAGGAAGTTGTAAAACGTCTAAAACTACTAATGTTTGCTTTTGTAAGAAATTCACAGGTTGCACCTATCGGCTATCAGCTTAAAAAAACAGAAAAGCAAATAACAGATAAAACTTTCGAAACAATCAAAGAGGCTGAAAAGATTGTTGATTTTGAAAAGATGAGAAAGTTTATGAATCTTGCCTCAGAAAAGGAGAATCGTTATGACAATTAAAAATGTTTGTATTTATATCTTAATTGTGTGCGTGAGCTTTGTTTGTGGAGTTATCGCACTTGCTGCTGATAAGATGATAGCTTTGTGCTTAGGCTTAGTGCTTGGCGGTGCGGCTATTCTTGCAGCTGCTTTCTTAATTTACGTTATTGCAAAAGATAGAGAGTTAAAGAAACAACAATCAGAAGAGCAAAAACCTGTTAAGAAGAGTGGGAGTACAACTAATGCAAGAAGAAAGAGAATATAAGTGCGAAGACTGTTTCAATCAGGGCTCGCCTCTGTGTAGGTTATGCACATTTAGACAATCTCCAAGTGGAAAAACGTCAAGACCTTTGCACTTCAGAACGTTCGAAGATAGTCTTATTCAGATAAATATCTCACGTGCAAAGATACCTCCACTAGGACTAAAACCAAAATATGTACACGACGAAGAACGTGCACTCGATATAGCGAAAGCTATTGCTAGACGCTTACAATGTGGTATGGAAGTACCTATTGAGTGGGTGGAAGAGTATAACAGCTTACGTACGCAAGATAAAGAAAAGCAAGAGGCAAAGAGTAAGCCTCAATAGATAGGAGGAGCTATAATGGCTAGGCAAAAACTTTATTTCAAGTACGAGATACCAACAGGCGTAGTAGAAATTGTGAAATCTGTTTGTGTAGATTATGACCGTAGAGAACGTGCTATTAAGTTTAGCAACGTTACAGGAGCTGTACTAACTCGTTATATTGAACTAAACAATGCGGTTGATAAAGCCCTTGCAGCTATTGAGGTAGGACTGAGAAAAGATATGCTCAGCGATATAAATAAAAAGCGTGGCTTTCAGTTTTCCGCCGCCTCAACTCTGATTTCTAAAAACGCATATTACAGACGAAGAAGAAAGTTGATTTACGATATAGCTAAGGAACTCGCTCTATTATAATATTAAATATATATATTATATTAAATTATTTTTAAGTAGAGTAAGTATATAAATAAATTAAAGTATATAAGACACAATCAAGCTTATCTCATAATAAATGGCGACAAAACAACCCAAAGTATGTGATAAGATAAATAATAGATAATGTGCCAAATACCCAATGAGGTTAGAGCCCTTTTATTCCAAGACGGAGTAAATGGGCTTATTTTGTTTTCAAGAGGAGAGTAACAAAATGAGTCAAGAAAAAGAATCTAAAACAAAAGGAACTAAAAAAGGTCAGTTTCAAAAAGGCAACACAATAGGAAAAGAAACTCGTTTCAAAAAAGACAATCAGGCTGCGTGTAAGTATAAAGAAGAGTACTGCGATATGCTTATAGAGTTTTTTAACAAGCCTGCAACAAAGATTGTTTATAAAGAAATGTATCACAAAGGCGAATTGACTTGCAAAATACCTATTGTACTTCCTGAGGAATACCCAACGTTTGAATTATTTGCAGCTAGCATAGGCGTAACAACTAGAACTCTTAGAAATTGGTGTGATGAAAGTCCCCGTTTTGCTTTCTATTACGCACGTGCGAAAGAAATTCAACTAGGCAAGCTAACGTCAATGGCTGTTACAGGTATGTATAACCCTGTATATGCAAAGTTTGAGGCTGTAAACAATCACAATCAGAAAGATAAACAAGAGATTGACACAAACGTAAAAGGAGAGGCAATAGACGACAAGACAAGAGCTTTAATCGAGCGTGTAGAAAAGAGGTTGAAAGGTGTCGAAAAAGACAAGTAGCTCCGCCACCAACTACACGGAATATATACAAGAGATATTACAAGCAGAGTTTGAATACTGCCGTAATGACGTTGTATATTGGGCGAACAACTATTGTGTTATTGAAGATAAAGACTCTCCTGAGATTATTGTTCCTTTTAGAGCTTGGGACGCACAGAATCAAACATTACGAGATTTTGAGAAGTTTAGGCTTAACTTAATACTTAAAGCTAGACAAATGGGTATTACGTGGATTGCCTTATACTTCTGCACACACGACTTGATATTTAATCTCGGACACACAGTCGTAGCTTTGTCTAAGACAGAGGACGACGCAAAAGAGCTAGTAAGGCGTATGAGTGTCATACTTGACAATATGCCTGAAATATTAAAAGGTGGCGGCTTAGTTTGGAGGTCAACAGCTACCTCTATTCTGATTACAGATAGTAAAGGTAAGCTAGTATCTACTTTCAAAGCTTTTCCTGCCTCTCCTGCCGCAGGTCGTTCGTTTACAGGAAACATATTACTGCTAGACGAGTGGGCGTTTCAGGAATATGCTGAGGAGATATGGACTTCAGCATACCCAACAATCAACCGTCCAACAGGTGGTAAGGTTATCGGCTTATCTACAATTAAAAAAGGTACTCTATTTGAGAACCTTTGGCTTGAAGATAATGCTTTTCATAAGATATTTCTCTCTGTGTTCTCTGACCCTCGTAGAACGCAAGAGTGGTACGAAAGTACTGCAAAAGATTTAGGAGTCAAGGTTAAGCAAGAATACCCACGTACAGCTGAAGAGGCACTAAGTAACTTGGGTGGCAGCTTTTTCTCTGAGTTTGATTATAGTGTTCACACTTGCGAACCATTTAAGATTCCTGAAGATTGGACGATTTATAACACTATGGACTATGGTCTTGATATGTTTGCTCATTACAAGGTTGCAATCGATAGTGAAAAGAACGTCTATGTGTTCCACGAAATATACGAAAGTGGCGTTATTATTTCTGACGCTGCAGGTAAGATAAAAGTCGCAGAGCTTAAAGAAGATGAAGACGGAAATGTTAGCGAGTGGTACAGCCCTCGTTTAAGGCTTGCTCCTCCTGATTTATGGAATAGAAGTCAGGAAACAGGAAAGAGTAGAGCTTTAATCTTTGCAGAGAACGGCGTAGAGCTTGTTAAGTCTAACAATGATAGAGAGAGTGGTTGGCAGGCTGTTAAAGAGCTTATGAAGATACTGACAGCTCCTGACGGCACTAAATATTCAAAAATTAAGATATTTAGAAATTGTCCTAACTTAATCAGGACTCTACCTCAGTTATTGATTGATGAGAAAAACGCTAATGATTGTGCAAAGGAACCACACGAATTAACACACGCTCCTGACGCTTTAAGATACTTTGCTATTTATTGGACACAACCGCCTGAACCTAAGAAGAGCAGAAAAGTACGTTACCGTGCAGACCAACTTGAGGACTACTACAATGCTCAGACTGAGGAAGAAAGGCAAGCAATAATTAAAAGATATGGAGAACCTGAATTATGAAAATAGATTTACAAGGAAGAACTAAGTTGGCTTTTTTCCAAGACCTTTACAATGAGGCTAGAACGTTCTCAGATGAAATGTATGAGAAATTAGACCAACACCTTAAACAATATAAGGGCGATAAGAAAATTGACGGCTCTGATACTGAGGCTACACAGGTTCGTAACATAACATACGAGCTTGTAGAAAGCCAAGTTACAAGCTATTTACCAAGCCCTGCTGTTACAGCTAAAATGTACAGCGAAAAGAACGAAAGAAACGCTAAGAGTATTGAAACGCTTTTATCAAACAAACGTGATGAGCTTCCTTTTGAAAAGCTTAACGATATTGATGAGCGTTTTAACCCTGTCTATGGCGGCTCTGTTTGGCTTGTAGAGTGGGACAACTCAATTACCACTCATAATACTGTGGGAGATATAAAACTAACTTGCGTTAGCCCTCCTAAGTTTACAGGACAACCAAATATCTTTGAAGTTAAAGATATGGAGTACTGCTTTATTCAGTTTGAAACAACAAAAGACGAGATAGTAAGAAAATATGGTGTACGTCCTGAGGTGGCGGACGAAACCGAATCAGACGAAAGTGCTGACGATAAAACAGCAACCCTGTATATCTGTTATTACAAGAACGATAAAGACAAGGTTTGTCAGTATATTTGGTCTGCCGATACAGAGCTTTTAGATATAGAGGACTATTATGCACGTAAACGTTATGTATGTAAGCGTTGCGGCAAGCGTAAAGAAATCTGTACTTGCGAACACGCTAAGTATGAACTTCAGAACGAAGAATACGAAGAGGTTGACAGAGATATAGTTCTCTCAGACGGCGGCGTTATTCCTGCAATGAGCACCATTATTAAAGACGGTCAAGTTGTTACAGAAACACAAAAACAACAGGCTATTCTTGAAAATGGAGAGGTTGCTCTTGAAGACATAAACGGCGTTATGTTGCCTGTAATGATAGATGTTGAAGTTCCTAAGCTTGAACCTACAAAGTTACCGTTCTACACGCCAAATATTCTTCCTATTGTTATCAGAAAGAATATATCTGAAGAAGATAGTTTGTTAGGTCAATCAGACTGTGAGGCAATAAGACCTCAACAGCAAGCTATAAACAAGGTTGAAAGTCGTATCGGAGAAAAGCTTTTCGGTGGCGGCGTTTACCCAATCGTGCCTGAGGGTTCTAACTTAGAGCTTGATAATAGTATCTTCAAGAAAGTGTTTAAGTGTAATCAAGGAAACCAAAAGCTATTTGGCAGACTTGATTTACAAGTAGATATTTCAAGAGATATTGTTCAATCAGACAGATTGTACGACCAGGCAAAGCGTATTTTAGGTATTTCTGATAGTTATCAAGGTCAATACGACGCAAGTGCTCAGAGTGGTAAAGCTAAGCAAATACAAGTTCAACAATCTGCAGGACGTTTAGATAGTAAGCGTAAGATGAAAAATGCAGCTTATGCAGAAATCGACCAAATTATATTCCAATATTATTTAGCTTATGCTGATGAACCTAGACCTGTAACATATAAAGACGCTCAGGGAAGACGTCAAAACATTTATTTCAACAGATATGATTTTATCGAAAGAGATGAGGCAGGGGAATACTACTATAACGACGAGTATTTATTTTCAACAGACGCTACAATCGACGTAGAAAAGTCAAGAGAGCTTTTATGGCAAGAGAATAGGGCTAACTTCCAACAAGGAGCTTATGGCGACCCTAAATTGCCTCAAACTCAGCTTATCTTCTGGCAGAATATGGAAAAAGCACATTATCCGTGGGCTCACGATAACGTGGAACGTATCAAAGAAGAAATAGCAAGACAACAAGAGATTGCTCAATATCAAGCCCAAATTCAAGGCTTACAGGGAGAAGTTAAGAACAGGCAAGACTATGAGCAATACCTATTATCAAAAATCAATGGAGGAATAAACAATGGCTAATAAAGTAAACACAACTTATTCTGCTAATCTAGGAACTAGCAATGTAAAAGTACAGCCAACACAAGCTATAACTCCAACAACAGTTGATACAAGCTATCAAGGTAATAGCAATGCTCTTTATGGAGGACACGACGCTACTTGGTGGCAAAATCAATATGCTAGACAAACAGACGCAGAATCACAAGCAATGGTGCGTAAAGCTGCTGATTATTACGGCTATAAGATACCTGAAACAGTTGCACAGCCTCAAACAACAGCTCAGACGCTTAATAGTTCTAATAGCAACGTTGCAAGCTATGCTGAATATTCTCAAACAACTCCAACTCAAAATAATGTACAGCCTACTGCACAAGCTACAACTTACGCAGCTAATACAAATCAAGAACAGGTGGCGGCTACTACTCCAACAAGTCAAGTTCAAACAGAACCTATTGACTCATACGAAGAGTTTTTGAGAAAGAGAGGCGAGGGTTATCAAGAAACCCTAGACAAAACAAAACAATCTATTGAGGAGCAAAAGCAAAATGCAATAGACCAAGCAGAGTTACAACGTTTGGAGGCTCAAAGACAAGCTGAAGTTGCAAGAGAAAGAGAAGTTGCTGACTCACGTTCTGCTTACGAACAAAACAAGGCTACTTACGGAGCTAATGCAGAGCAAATGGCTGATATGGGCTTAACAGGTAGTGGTTATGGCGATTATATCAACGCACAAGCTTATGCTACACAAAGAGCAGAACAACAAGCTGCAAATGCTAATGCAGAAACAGCTAAACAAAACGCTCAATACGTGGCAGACCAAAACAAGTTAGCAGCAGAACAGCAAGCTAACTCAGATAAGCTTAATGCTGAATTGACTTATGCTGAAAATATGGCTAACAATGACGCAGCTATTGCTCAATATAGAACTCAAAAAGAAGAAGAGGCAAAAGCTAAGGCTGAACAGGAAGAGGCTGAGAGAAAAGCATACTACGCTGAATTGCTTAGCTATGCAAATAATGGCTCTTACACACAAGAACAACTTGCTCAACTTGGTGCTCAATATGGGCTTAGCGAAGAACAGCTTAAAAGTCTTGATGACGCAGCTCTTACTTATAAGGACAATACTTATAAGCAAAATTATGCTGAGGCGTTGGACAATATCACAAACTACGGTGCAGACCTTGACGCTAGCTACTTAGACAATATGCTTAAAATGGACTTGATTACACAGGAACAATACAACGACCTTAAAAATCAACTTAACACGAAACTTACAGACGAAATTAAACAAAATGTTACAAACGGAGATAGTACAGCTATTCAAGCAAGCATTGATAATGCAGACAAGTATTATTCTGAGGGGAAAATTACTCAGGAACAATATCAGAGCGTTTATAACGATTATGTTAATAGTGCAGTTGGCGGCGTTTCAAATGTTGACGATTATCAATCTGTTAAGAAGACTCTTGATGAATACAAGAATAGCGGAAAGCTATCTCAATCTCAGTATGACAACTTGCTAAGCAAGATGAAGAAAAACACCACAAAGAAACTTGACAGCTCTCAATATAAAGTTAGCGGTTTAAGTACGGCTCTTGACAAGACAGACGATATTGACGTCAAAATTAACGGTGTTACTTATGACCTTGTTTCAGGTAGTAGAGTTGAGAAAGACAGCACTAAGAGTTTGCTTAATGAAGTGGCTACAGGAAATAGTGGAACGGCTCCGTCTGTTGGAACGATTGTTGTTGTTTGCGGCAAAATGTACATTTATAAAAAATATGGTGCGTTTGGTATCAATGCTAAGGCAAGGTGGTACGAAATGGGCAATGATAGCAGCAAGGTAAGCGACGCTGTTAAGGCTTATATGAATCAATAATAAGGAGGCTTTTTATGTCAAATATTTCAATATTGGCAGCAAAAGGTGCACAAAATAAAAATAATTCAGTATTAAATACAGAAAGTTCAGCGTCAACTCTTTCAAAACTTGTTGCAGGCGAAAAAACTGACAATATGATAGCTGAGGAAGAAAGAGCCAAAAATCAAGGTGGCTTTTTCGGCGGTATAGGTTACGTTTTCGAAAAGATAGGCTTAGGTTTTCTAAGTGGTATTGAGGGAATATGGGACTACGCTGCAGGTGGTTTGGCTAAGCTATTTGGTGCTGATGATTGGGCTGAGCAACAATTTGCTAATGATTGGGTAAATTACAATCACGCTGACGAGTGGTTTAACCCTAGCGACGGTTGAAGACAGCAGGCGACGTTGCAGGTGGTATTGGCACAAGCTTGCCTGCTATTGCAGGTGTTGCAGCAGCAGGTGCAATAGCGTATTTCTCAGGAGGTACGCTTAGTCCTGTTGCAGCAGGTTTGATTTCTGCTAGTATTGCAGGCTTAGGTGCAGCAGGTAGAGCCACAAAAGAGGCTTACGACCAAACAGGAGAGCTTGGAGGTAAAGAGTTCGGTTACGGTGCCTTAGTTGGTGTAACTGAGGGAGCAATCGAGGGCGTATCTGCAGGAATTGGCGTAGGTACAGGTCAAGTTGTTAAAGGTATAAGTAAATCGTTTGGCAAAGAGGTAGCGGAAAGTGCTACACGTCAAACACTTGGCAAAGCTATGATTAAAGGCTTTATCGGAGAGGCGTTTGAGGAGGGAGTTGCAGAAATGATAACTCCTGTATGGAAACGTCTTACTTATGACCCTAATGCTAAAAATGCAACGGCTCAGGAAGTTGGCTATGCAGCTCTTATAGGTGGTCTAAGTGGTGCTCTTATGGGCGGCTTTGACGTTTCTGTAAGGAATATAGCTAGCACTTCAAGAGGAAACACAATAGCTAATGAGGGTAAAGCTAACAACGTTTTGAATATGGCTCAACAGCTTAGTGAATATGAAACAGAAAACAACACAGGCTACGAGCAATTTCAAGTTGTAAAGAACACTCTTTCTGAATTGCAGACAAGTTTACAAAAAACAGGCGGAGAAGTAACAACTTTAAGACAAAAAATGTTGCTAGGGGTGCTTGAACAAGCTAATACCTCCGCCGCCTTTACTCCTTTTGTTGCTCAAAGTGCACGTAATATCGTAAATAATGCTGAAGTTATAGCTCAAAAGCTTTCTAGCTATGGCTACACTGACGCAAACGGTAAAGCTGTTACTTTTACTGCAGAACAAATTATGGAGGGAATAGACACGAACAACCCTCAAAGCTTTGTTACAGCACTAAAAGAAAACGCTGTGCTAAGAACGTTGGCAGTAGCTGACGCAACAGGACAGCTTTCTCTTGATTCTGCTAAGTTTAAGCAAGCTACTTTAATGGGACAACAGCTTGCCTCACAGGTTGACCTTAATAGATTTATCGAAACAGCAACAGATTCTGAACTTAAAGCCGTTGGAGAGCAGCTAGGTATTGATAATTGGCAAGGTATTACAAGTGATGAGTTTAATAACAAGATTATTGACTTTGTAAACAATGGAGGCGTTGAAACTTACAGGAAAGAGCGTTTAATTGTAAAAGACGTTCAAAATATTGACCCTACAACCGCCACCTCTATACCTAAGCTTATAAATATCAAGGAAGACGGAGCTGTTAGATATACCAAGAACGGCACCGATATTGCTGTTATAAAAAATGGCGACACTTATCGTATTTATGATTACGAAAGCGGACGCTTAACAAAAACATTAACAAAGGCAGAAGTAAATAAAATACTTAGAGAAATCAACTCTCAACAGCAAGAGGCTGCAGGAGCCATAACAAAAGAGCTTGAAAAACAATCTGAGCTAGCAAAACAAGCTAGCGAGATTGACTCTTACGCAAGAGAAAATATAAAAGATTATGCTAAGCTTAATGAATCTAACAAAAGTATGATAAGAGCTATTATCAGACAAGGTAGAGCAGCAGGCATAGCTGATGATTTTCTTCTTTCTACAGCAAGAGTTTCTGCACGTTCAGGACTTAACGTTGTATTTAGTAAAGAGGCGTCCTTTGTTACAGCTAGCGGCACTTATGCTGACGGAGCTATTGATTTGAAAAATAACAGAATTATTATCAACCCTGAGGCTAAGACAAGAACGGGAGAGATGATACTTATTCACGAGCTTACTCACGCCGTTTATAACAACAATGGTGTTTTAACAGTCGCTGAGGGCTTAAAATCAATGTCTAACGCCGAGAAAGAGGCGATACGTAAAAGATATAAGAAAATCGGTAAAGGCGGAGCTGTGGAGGTTTCTGACGAAATTAACGCACATTTTGCAGAACAAACACTAGCTAATAAAAATATTCTTGAAAGATTGGTGGCGGACAAGCCAACTGTTAAGGAAAAAATACTAAGTTTCTTCAAAAAATCAACAATAGATTACAGCGAAGACGCAAAACTTACAGGAGCAGCTAAAAAGCTCTATAATCAGTACAAAAAACTCTTTGATGAGTTTGCTGCACGCAACCAACAGGGCAATCTTTTAGAAAATCAAGCACAAATTGCTGATTCGAAAGCCTTTGCTCTTGCAAATGATGACAAAAATAGCTATAATAGTCAAAAAGGAGCCGTAGATTATGGAAAAGAAACCTCAAAAACAAACCAAACAGACAGCGAAAGACGCAGTTTGGGTAACATACAAGGACAACAACGGACAAATCAAGTCAGCTCCCTTAGAGATTTTTCAAGAGATAGCAAAAAAGCAAGGTTGGAAGACCCAGCCGACAGATTGGAATACTTAAAAATCTTAAAAGAGGGCGGTCATACACAAGTAAAAATAGATAATATAGGCGTTAAAAACTTTATTTCTTACATAGAAGTAAAAGAAGACGCACTTTTACCTGTTTTGAAAGAGATTAGAGCCGAAAATGAGAAGATAGGCTTTAAGACAAAATTCACTACAAGTGGTTTTAATGTAAGCGGAGATAGTATCAATTTTGATAATGTTCTTGGCTTATATTCTCCTAGCTATGACACAATATATGTAAGATTAACTGCAGAAGATATTACTAACACTAACAATCACGAAAGATTGCACAATGTTGAAAGAAAATACCCTGATATATTCAAGGCGTTTAAGGCTGAAGTAAAGCAAATTTTCGGCAATGATTATAAAAATGTGGTAGAATCTGTTGCTAAAGATTGGGAACTGACAGAGTTTGGCTTAAAAGAAAGCGAATTTCTTGCAGAGTTTTTTGCAGGTGGAGAAAGAATTGATTTTGGTCTTGATATTGACGCTAAAAGGGACGTAGTTGTTGAAAAATACAGAAAACTTTTAGCAAAAAAAGGCAATTTAGACAATTTGCGTTATGCTTTACCTGAAACAGACTCAAAAGGCAACACTTTAACAGCTGCACAGCGTGAATACTTTAAGGACAGCAAGGTCGTTGATGATAAAGGACAACTTTTACCTGTTTATCACGGAACAAATAGTAGAGAAGAAACGAGCGTTTGGAACAGTAAATATAATTGGTATGACACGGAATACAAGACGTTTACTGTATTTAAGCCAAATGAAGATACAACAGGCTTTTTCTTTGCTGATGAATACGACAATGCAGGCGGCTATGGAAGTACTGTTTATGAAGTCTATCTTAATATTAAAAACCCTCTAATTATTGAGTGTAACAACGCAAATTATAGCTCAATAACTCACAACGGAATTACGCAAGATACGTATGAGTGGGCGGCGTGGGCTAAAAAGAAAGGTTATGACGGTGTTATCTTCAAGAATATTAGGGACGGCGTTGATTATGGAGCAATGCAAAAATCTCTTAACGAGTATGTTGCGTTTAGCTCAAGACAAATAAAGCAAATAAACAATAAGCGTCCAACACTTGACAACGATATTCGTTATGCTTTAAGTAAAGACTCTGAGATAAAAAACTTAGTGGCAATTCACAACACCACAGAAACAAAGTTACTTGATTCTATTAAGCTAGGCGGCTTAGCTGTTCCGTCAATAGCTATAACAAAAGCTGATTACGGACACGAAAACTTTGGAGAGATAAGTTTAATCTTCAAGAAAGATAGCGTTGACCCTGCAAACACTAAAAACAAGGTTTATAATGCTGACGTTTATTCTAAACGCTTTCCAAAGACTGTTACAAAGTTTAGCGATAGTGCTGTTGATGAACTACAAGCTAAGTTTGCAGAAAGTGCTAAAATCTTTAATGAAAAAACTTACAGTATAGAAGACTACTTGAAAGACGATACAATCGGAAATATAGTAGATAAATTATTCTATAAGAATTATGTTAGAATTGAGTTCTTAAAAGATAGCGGTATCACTTTTGAGCCTGTTTACAAAGATTATTCTCTTGGAAACTCAAAAGATGAGGCTGTGTTAGAAATGCTTATCTCTAAGTTTGAGCCTATCATAACAAACAAGCAAGAGGCTGATTATGATTACGTAATGGAAAATGTAAAGCCTGAGGTTGCAAAAGTTTTGAAAGAACAATACACAAAACTTTCTGAAAATACAACTATGCAAAGTTTGAAAAAATCGTATAAAGAGTTGGCAGAAAATATCGATAACGACCTATATTTCAGAGAAGTAGATAACTATATCATTAAGGCAAAAGAACACTACAAAAATAAAGGTTCTAAGGTTCTTGATGAAAGAGAAAGTTACGAGAAATTGCATGAACTTACCAACGGAAAAGAGAAAGAAATAAAACGTTATATACGAGAGCTGCTTAACAAGTATGATGAGGGCTTGTACTTCAGAAACGATAAAGATTACTATACGTCTAGTGGTTACCCAAGAAGTTTTAATCAGTTATACAATAAAGCCGACCTGCAAAGTATTGTGCAGTATATGGTTGGAAACGTGCAAAACTCAGAGGGCTATTCATACGGCGTAGGAAATGTAAGAAGTCTTTTAGCAAAACAATACAAATCTATATCAGAAATAAAG